ATAGGACATGGTCAAGCGGCCTCTGCAATCGGCTCGGCGATCGCCAAGCCGCGTTTTCCAGATCAATCTTGATAATCAGGCGTGCCATCTCAATTCCCCTTTAGGCCAGGACGTACAAGGCGACGATAAGGATGCACACGGCGAACTCGACCAACAGGCCGATCGAGATCGCGACGTTGAAATAGGCGTGAGAGTTGAGCGTGGTCATTGAGGTCCCCTCAAGCGTTGACGCATTGCGAGTAGTCGAGGCCGGGATAGGCCGGCAGTGAGCGAGTCAGATCGTCCAAGAATGGATCGTGCGGCCGCTTGGCGAGCATAACGCCGCGGCAACCATGTTCGTGAGAGACGGACTCGCAGTCACGATTGCGCAGTTCGGCCGCGCCTTGCTGCAATCGCGGAATGAACCAATCGCGATCGGGGCAATTGTCCAAGGCCGCATAGGCCAAGCGAAACGCATCGACGGCGGACTTGGCAGACCAATAAGCCGGCCGGTACTTTCCGAGGAAATAGAGAGATGCTGTGACGGTCATTTTCATTCCCCTTGTTCGATCCAACACAGCCTTTCTAGCGCAGTTCACCAAACCAGTCAAGAGGGGATTGACAATTATTTCCGCATTCGCTTCGCCCGCCGGCGATCCATCTCGGCGCAACGGTCGCAGCGCGTTGGAAAGTGATAGTCGCCGGGCCCGTGCACGAGCTCGCGAAACGAACGATGGTCGACGCCAGGCCGGTCGCAGCGCCCACAGCGCCACGGCAAGGCGACGATTTCATCCATTGTCGGACGATGGTCCGCCTGCAACGAGTCTGAGATTGCGTCCAGTTCGTCCAATTCCGGATCGTCGCCCACGCGGTATCTTTTCATCGCCTTTGCCTCTCATTGCCTTTGCCAGCCAAGACGCCCGCACCGCCCGCCACTCGAATCCCTCGGGCGCTGCTCGAGCAATCGACGACTTGCGCACGCCAACCAACAATGCGGTTTCAGTCAGCGTCGCAGCGCCCTTGAGGTAAAGCTCCATCGCCCGTATCTTCGTGGCCATTCGTCGTCCCGCCTGCTCGCTTGTCGGTCGCGCCATGGACCCACTATAATGCAACAATCGTCGCAACGGAAATGCTCTGCGGTGTTGCATTATGAATAACCGAAATGAAACCAAAATCGGCCAAATAACCCAATCCTTTCTACGCGCGCGCCCGCGCACCCGCGTATAGAGCTCCCAATCGTCAAATGTGCACACGATCCGTCGGATCATTGCGCGTCGCCGCGCCTCGCAATTGAGATCAAGCCCATGAGCAACACAGCCCTCGAAACCCCTCGCAAGCCCGCCGAGCCGCTTCGCCGATCGCCGGCGGCAAGGGTGCAGGGCAAACTCGCCGTCGCCCTCGCCCTCATGGTCGACGAAGGACGCCAAATGAGCGAGGCAGCCCAACAAGCCGGAATGACCACACATGCGGTCCGCGAAGCCTTCGCAAAGCCACATGTGCTCGAATACGTCCGCAAGCGAAGGCAGATGCTCCTTGCGAGCGTCAACGCGCGCAACATTCAGCGCCTGGCGGAGATACGCGACGCAGCCGACAACATGCCAGCGGTCAACTCAGTGCTGGCGCTTGAGCGCATGGCAGGCGATGCATCGAGCACGGGAGGAACAGGCGTAAGTCATTCACCTGGCGTGACAATCGTCATCAACTCAGGTCAGTCTGACGAACGTCAGCCTGTCAAGACGACCATCGATCTGACCGCGAACCCTCCAAACCTGGACGATCCCGCCTGAGTGAGGCCGGGGGAAAAGTTTCGTCGTTTCGCCGTGCTCGAAGCTTGCAAGAGCATAAAACCTGTGGGATTTGTTGGGGTGTTCGAATTTTTGGGGCTCTGAAAATATTGGGACGCTCACCAATTCAAGAAGCATCTCGGTACGCGGCCAAGCGCGCGGCGTGGGATGCTGACCCTGCGGCTTTGGCAGAACAGCGGCGAAAGTGGCGAGAGGCTTTCCGCCGGCGCATGGGTCTTCCTGCTGACGGTTTGCCCAACGCAGAGTTTCGGGCGGGCCAGAAGGCTGCCAGGGATGCTAAGGCGGCTGAGCGGGCAGCGGAGAAGATTGAGAGCGACGCCGCGCGCGAGGTTGACCGTCTGACGCGCCCGACGCCGCGCGAGCGCAACAGGGCGTGGCGCACGGCGAACCCGGCTCGGGCGCGAGGATTGGTCCGCTCGTGGAAATTGGCTCACCCTGACGAGGTCCGGGCTGCGAAGCGTGGCCGGCACATCGCGAAGCGCGCGGCGACGATCGAGATTCTGTCCAAGGCTCAGCGCGGCCGGTGCGCGATCTGCCATTGCCGGCTGGGCGACGAGGTCCACATCGACCACATCATGCCGAAGGCGCTGGGCGGGTCGAACCGGCGGTCGAACCTTCAGTTGACCTGCGCGCCGTGCAATATGGCGAAAGGTCCGCGCCATCCGCTCGACCACGCGCGATCGCTGGGCTTGCTCCTATAGGGGTTTGTGATGGCTGAGGTTGTGGTTGGGTTTCGGAAGGACGTGGCTGTCGCCGGCGAGGCGGCGGCGAACGTGGTCGACTATTGCGAGGAGCTTCTTGCGATGGCTAAATCCGGGAAGATTCGCTCGCTCGGCGTGGTGTACGTCGACACGCAGGCTTACGTCGGGACGGGGTACGTGACGAGCGGGTTTCCCCACGCGCCGCACCTTCTGGCCGGCTGCATAGCTTTGCAGCGCCGATGCGAACAGAACTGGATGGACGCATGAAGCCGATTCGCATTGTTTCGGCGGCGCAGCGTTTGATGCTGGAGCGGGTTGTTGCTGACCCTGCTGAGGCTCGGCGGCGCGGGTTATCCGCTGAGCAGGCTCGGGCAGCTTTGGCTGCGTACGGTGGCGGTCGGTTGCCTGAGCGGGTTGGGCCTGTCAGGGCAAATCGCCACGGTCCTGCTGGGCGGCGTCGGTGAAAAGGGCCAACTGCTCGCCGAGCTTCGGATAGTTGATGGTTCCAGGGTAAGGTCCGCCGGGCCAGAGGGGCGCGCCGCGCAGCATCCACGCAATCATCGGTGGCATGACAGGGCCGACGAACGCGGGCGATGGCCGCCACTGCGCATCGAGATAGGCGTCGAGGTCAGCGCCCGTCAGAAGGTGCGGAGGGACGCGGCGCGGTTTCATGTCCGGCTCATCGCCGCGATCCGGTCGCGGACGCGGATGACGGTGCGGGCGGACCACGGCGCGCCTGTCGGGGTCGCAATGCCGATCTGGTTGAGCTTGTTGGCGGCGGTGTGGGATGCGAGGTCTTTGAGACGGGCGAAGACGGGGGCGAGTTCTTTCGCTCGAGCGTTGGCCTCTTGTTTGCGGCGCTCGCCGACTTCGGTGGTCTGGCCGAGCTTGCGGCCTGATTTGGTGCCGATGATCTTGGCGCGGGCGAGGGCGGCCTTGGTGCGCTGCGAGATGAGGGCGCGTTCCTTTTCGGCGACCGCGGCGTAGATGTGGAGCATGAAGGGGTCGACGTTGGGGCCGAGTTCGGCGACGATGAAGGGGATTTTGTGCAGCATCAGACCGGAGATGAAGTGGACGTCGCGGGAGAGGCGGTCGAGCTTGGCGACGACGACCGGGCCTGGCAGGCGAGACGCGAGGTCGATGGCGGCCTTGAGTTCCGGGCGTTGCTCGAGCGCGTCGGCGCCCTTGCCGGTTTCGACCTCGACGAACTCCTGGACGATGCGCATGTCGTTGTTGGCGGCAAACTGCTCGACGGCGGCGCGCTGGGCGTCCATGCCGAGGCCCGAGAAGCCCTGCTTTTGCGTTGAGACGCGGAGGTAGGAGACGATGGGGGTCATTTGCGGGCCTCGTCGATCATGGCCTGCCAGCATCCAGACGCCTGATCGTTGCCGACGCCCATACCATTCTTGGCAATTGACCAATCGCGTGCTGCGTTGAGCATTCCGTCTGTCGGCTCCCGCATGGCCTCTATCGCGGCGCGGGCGGCGCGGGCCGCGCGCTCCAATGTTAAATCCTCCGCCTCTTGGACATCTCCGAGGGCCTTCATAAATGCCACCGCGGCTCTTTCGACCATCTTGCTCATTTTTCCCTCTTGCATTCCGCGATAGTTGGTGTCATGACTCGGGCGGATAGTCAAGGGGGATGCGATGGGCGAGCGGTTCGAGTGGGCGCACAAGTTCGCTGACATCCTGATTGACACGTTCAACCGCGTCTCGGCGGACACCGACGCGCTCAAGCACGCCCGCCGGTCGCGCGCGGCCCGCAAGGGCTGGCGGACCCGCAAGGCGATGGCGAAGGCGAGGGAAAAGCCATGATCGAGACGGACCCGATGTCATTTCTGAAAGCCAAGGGCGCATTCCAGGAACTGCGCGTCGAGCGAGACATTTCCGGCGGCGTGAGGGTGATCCTCGGCGCCGCCGGCTGCGTGTTGTCGCCGGAGGACGCGATCAAGCTCGGCTCGGCGATTCTCAAGGCAGCCGGCTGCAATGTGGACTATCAGGGCGATCCCCTCACCAAGAGGTCATTGAGGCTATGAGCATCACGATCCAGCGGCCGATCAACGACAATCGCCCCGGCGTCGCGGCGGAGTTCCTGCGCATCCCCGAGGCGTTTTTGAAGGTCTATTCGCAGGAGCTGCTTGATTGGGCGTCGGCCCTGGAGACGAAGGGGCAGTTCCTGGAGGTCATGCTGTGGAACCCGCCGGGCGCCACTTCGGTCCTCGCCGCCGGGCATCAGGGCAAGGTCACGCTGCGCTGCGACGTCACGGTCAACCCCGCCAACAAGGCGGTGCGGCTGGTCATCCAGCCCGACGACGAGGCGGACGCGGCGCGCGTCGCCAAGCACTGCGAAGACCTGCCGGGGATCATGCGGGCGCACCGGGCGGCGGCGGAGGCCAATCGCGACAAGCCGCGCGGCGCGGTGTCGGCCGTGTTCAGCCTGCCCGAATACTTCGTTCAGCGCTACGGCTTTGAATTGCGCGAATGGGGCCGCAACCTCAAGAAGATCGGCCTCGTCAAGACGATTGTCCTGCGCGAGGGGACCTTGAGCGACCTGTCGCCAGACCCCGAGATTGGCGCCGTGCTGCTCGGCGTGAAGCTCAAGGCCAAGATCGAGCGGATGGACAACGGCGTCGACCTCCGGCTGATCATCGCGCCAGCCACGGAAAAGGACGAGCGTACCATCGCCAAGCACTGTGAGAAGATGACCCGCGTGGGAATCCCCGCCGTCGCCAACCTCGTCGAACCGCCGCGGCCCGGTATGCCGGCGTTCCCCAACATCATCGGCGCGCCGCCGCCGCCGGCCGACGGAGGGGTGTGATGTCCAGCGGCGACAAACCCTCCGAAGCCGCGCCAGTCAGCGCCATCGTCTCGCTGTTCCAGAAATACCCCGGCTTGCAGAACTTCCACCCCTGGCCGTGCATCGTCTCGCGGCAGTTCCTCGTCCCCTATCTCGCCGGCCGCTCGACCGACGGGATTGTGACCTACATCGACGAGGGAGTGCCGGCCCGGCTCAAGATGGGCGTCGAGCCCGACAAGTACCTCTGCTGCCACGAGGGGCTTGAATGGTGGATGATGACGCGGCTCGACAAGGCGTATTGGGAAGGGCCGGGCGCCAAGTCGGCGCACTGGTGGGCGACCGGCTTCGAGCACATGAACCTCAAGCTAGACGGCTGGTCTGACGACGACATCGGGACCTATGAAAAAGAACTCACGACCTATGTCTCGGAAACCGAGAGCGAGAGAATTTCGGCTGAAACCGTCCCCCCCGATCTCTACCAAGGCCCCTATGAGCCCGCTGGCGATAGCGACAAGGCCGAAGACGACGATGACGCCCTCATCCTGCCGATCCTGCGCGCCGCCCGCGCGCGGCTGATGCAGGTCCAGGAAGCGAGAATGCCATGACCAGGATGCTGGCGACGTTCAAGGACGGATCAAAATGGCTGATGGAATTTGTCGACCTAGGCCTGATCGCAGAAGATCGCTATGTGGCCTATGTTGGATCGTCGACCCGCCGCCCGAGGATTGACCATCTGATCGTCGTCGAAAAGGCTGTCGTCGATTTAAGGGGCGCGCGGGGACGCGACGAGGAAGAAAGAGCAGGTTTGGCGGAAATCGGTATCGTCGATTTTGATATTCTCCCGCCGGACCCAGACGAGGATACTGGAGCGTGAGTTCCGTCTTCAACTTCATCGGGGGCACCAAGGCGGCAGATTTCATCCTCGCCAATAACCCGGTAGATTATATCGGCGGCCCGATCGGCAGCGGCAAGACTAAAGCCATGTGTCTGCGCGTCGGCCGCCACGCCCAAGAACAGAGGCCAAGCCCAAAAGACGGCGTTAGATATACGCGCTTCGCGATGGTCCGCAACACGATGCCGGACCTGAAACGCTCGACTATCCGCACCTGGCTAGAGACCTACCCGGAAGACACATACGGTCGATTTACCTATGGCGCGACGATGGGCCACAAGCTGCGCTATCCCTTCAAGGATGGCCCGGTCCATTGCGAGGTCGATTTCATCTCGCTCGACAAGACCGACGACGTCAAGAAGCTGCGCTCGACCGAGTATACCGGCGTATGCTTCAACGAACTGCCCTTCATCGAGAAGGAATTGTTCGACGAGGCCGACTCGCGCTTGCGCTACCCGCCGCAGGAACATGGCGGCCCGACGTGGCGCGGCGTGCTCGGCGACGGCAACGCGCCCGACGAGGACCACTGGCTCGCCACGATGGCCTATGGGCTCGACCCGCCGGTTGGTCTGGCTGAGGCCGATCGCGCGCTGTACGAATGGCCGGACTCGTGGGGCCTGTACATGCAGCCCGCCGCGCTGATCGAGGAGTTCGACGCGCGCGGCCAGATCACCGGCTACCACATCAACCCCGAGGCCGAAAACCTAAAGAACCTGCCGGCCGACTATTACGATCGCCAACTGCGCGGCAAGACGAAGGCATGGATCGACTCGCGCCTGATGAACCGCGTCGCGCTGGTCGCCGAGGGTCAGCCGGTCTGGCCGATGTTCAGGCGCGAGTTTCACGTGTCGCGCGAGGCGCTGCGGCCGTTCCCCCATTACGACGTACAGGTCGGCCTCGACTTCGGCCGCGTCTATCCCGCCGCCGTGTTCGCCCAGGAGGTCGGCGGCCGCGTCTACATCCAATACGAAATGCTTGGGTTCAACGAGGGGCCGTCGGTCTTCGCGCCGAAGGTGCAGAAGTTCCTGACCCAGCACTACCCCGGCCAGAAGGTCCGCTTTGTCGGCGATCCGAAAGGCCGCGACAAGCACGACGAGCAATCGGCCTACGAAATTTGGGCCGCGCACGGGATGCCTGTGATCCCGGCGCCAGTGAAGATGAACGACATCGAGCAGCGCGTCGAGGCGGTCGCCTTTGCGCTGAACGACAATCCGGCCGGCGTCAACCGCGTCGTCATCTCGCCGGTCTGCCGGACGCTGGTCGTCGGCATGTCCGGCCGCTACCATTTGGAACGAGAAGAAAAAGGGGCGCTAACCCCTTCAAAAGACAAGTATTCGAATCTCTGTTTCGCCGCGGGGACGAAGGTGTCAAGGCGGCGGTACAGCCACGGCTCATTAGTCTCCAATATCGAGAGTCTTCTCGTCGGCGACCAGGTGTCCACGCCATTTGGGCCAAAACGCATAATTGCCACTGGACACAGAGAATCAGATACTGTAGAGCTTCTGTTGTCAAATGGCGTCAAGATCAGATGCACGCCTGACCATCCGTTTTGGACAGACCGCGGGTGGGTCGAAGCGCAGCACCTAGGTTCTGAACGCCTGATAATGGAAGGCGAAACAGGATGCTTGCTGCCGTCAAATTCTGGACACGCTTCGGAAATCTCGCCTACGAGTTCCGAGGCCTCAGATTCTACGCGCGCCCGGACGGATATTTTCACAGCAAAAATCCTGGCGGCGTCCTCCTCCATCGAGAAATTTGGTCGGCAAACCATGGAGAAATCCCGGACGGCTATGACGTCCATCATGCCGACGATGACAAATCAAACAACGATCCAGGCAATTTTGAATGCCTGCCGAAGCCGGATCACTGCCGGCACCACATGCGGAGCCCCGAGCGCCTCGCCAAGTCTGCCAAATCGATCAAGATTGCGATCGAACGAGCGGCCGAAAAGCGCAGGGCAAACCCGCAATGGTCCCGAGAAATCTCATCTATCGCTCGCGTTGCCTCCATCGAAGCAAGGCTTAACGAACCCCTACAGACATTCCAGTGCGCCCACTGCGGACGGGACTACGAAGTCAAGCCCTCTTCTCGCAAGCGCGGCTTCTGCTCTATGTCGTGCCAGGGGATGGCTCGCAAGGCATCTGGCATCGACGACGAAGACCGCATCTGCGCCGAGTGCGGAGTCGCCTTTCGCGCGAACCGATACATTAGGAAGGATTGCTGTTCGCGTCGTTGCTCGGGGGTCGTCGCGGCGAGAAAGCGTCTACAACATCACGGTTGAGGACGTTCACTGCTACTACGCCGAAGGCGCGCTCGTGAGCAATTGCGACGCGCTGCAATACCTCGTTCTTGGTCTCGGCGACGGCCGCCGCATGATCGGCCTCAGCCCGATCGGCCTGGTCATGCCGGCCAAGATTGGCCGTATGCGCCGGACGATGCGCAGGATTGCCGGCTGATGGACCCGATCGAGCCGGTCGGCGCGGCCGAGCCCGCCGAATGGTTCGTCGTCTTCCACCCCGATGCGTCGTCGCGCTGGCTGTCCGCGCTGGCGATGGGCCACTTCAAGCACGTCTCGGCCTTCACCTATGTCCCGGTCGGCGACTGCTGGCTGTTCCTCGACGCCGAGTGGACTGGCCTGCGCATCGTCCACGCGAAGCATGAGATCGCCCGCCAGCAGATCGCGCGCTACGCCGCGCGCTGCGTCATCATCAAGTTCAAGCGCGCCGACGCCCCGATGAAATGGCGCGGCCGCGCCGGCTTCACCTGCGTCTCGGCGGTCAAGCATTTGCTCCGCGTCAGGACCGGATCATTGCGGCCTGACGCGCTCTATCGCCATCTGCTCGCCAACGGAGGCGAGTTGTTCGATGGGCGAACCGAAGATTCCTGTCGACCCGATGCTGGCGCAGGAGCAACAGCAGGCGCAGACCAGCCTCGCTAACCAACTCCAGACGCAGACGCAGGGCGACATGGCGTCGCTGATGGCGCGCTACGGCACGCAACTCGCGGTAGCCGGCGGCACAACTTCCCCGCTCGTCTCGACCCGCACTGGCGCGCTCGCGCCCGGCAAGGCCGCCTGACCTATGGCAGAAATCCCCTCGACGACCAATTCCGTTCAGAGTGAAGCCGCCTCGACCGGAGAGACCAAGGACCTGCAACAGCAGGCGGTCGCCAAACTAGCCGCGGCGCGCACCTGGAAATCGTACATCGAACTCGACGTGAAGGAGTGCTACTTTCTCGCGGCTCCGAATCGCCAGCGCCAGATTTCCTCGATGACGTCGCCGAGCCAGGCGCGCATGTTGGACGCGCCCGAACTCAACACCGACGAAACCTTTATCATTGTTGAGGACTTCGTCACGGCGGTCGTTGGCGCGTTCATGCCGGAAGCCGAGCCGTGGTGCGAGCGCGGACCGGGCATGGACCTGCCGGGCGGCGCCGAAGGGTCGGTCTGGCGCAAGGTCCGCGACCAGATCAAGAAGGACGACCAGGCGATCTTCGCCGCCATGAAGGCGTCGAACCTTTATCCTGAAATCCCGAAAGCATTCAACCCGGACCTCGCGATCGGCACGGCCGCCGTGTGGATCGAGCGCCCGCACCCGGCCGCGGCCGTCACCGTCTCTGCGATTCCTTTCCGGGAACTCGAAATCGACCTTGGGCCTTATGGCGAGGTCGACTATCGCGCCGCCGTGCGTTTCACGAGGAACCACTACGTCCGCGAACTCATTGGCGAGGAAGTGTGGAAGAAGGTTCCCCCTGAGGTCAAGAAAAAGCACGAGGACAAGCCGTCCGACCGGACGCAGGTGATTTGGGCCTTCTGGCGCGATTGGGAGGACAAGTCGGACGAGGTCTGGCAGCACGTCATCATGATCGACAACCAGGTCATCCACGACGCGAGGTGCATCGGCGAGGGCTCTTGTCCGTTGTTGGTCATGCGCTTCGGCGCGACGGCCGACTGGCCGCACGGCGTCGGCCCGCTGATCAAGGGCCTGCCGAGCTTCCGCCAGATCGACGAACTCGAATACATGCGGACGGTTCACGCCGCGCGCTCGATCATGCCGCCGATCACGTACCCCGACGATTCATTCGCCGCCGTCGAGAATGGCGTCGAGGAAGACATGGCCTACCCGATCCGGCCGGGCTCTGAGGGCGCCGTCAAACCGATCTTCACGGTCCCGCCACCCGAGGTCGCCAACTACGCCTATCAGGAAAAGATCAAGAAGCTGCGCAAGCTGTTCTTCGTCGACTACCCCGAGCAAACAGGCGACACGCCGCCGACGCTCGGCCAGTGGCTAGACGAGATGGCGCGCGCGCAGCGCCGCCTCGGGACGCCCGGCCTGCCGTTCTGGCGCGAGGGCCCGGCGCAGATTTTCCTCCGCTTCAAGTGGCTGCTTGAGAAGGCTGGAGCGATTCAGCCGATCCGCGTTGACGGGCGCGCTGTCGCGACCATGCCGCGCAACCCGGCGCAGGCCGCCGCCGAACAGCAGGAAGTCGGGATGGCGATCAAGGCGCTGCAAATCATCGCGCCAACCTTCCCCGAGGAATTCAAGATGTACTGCGACGGCGCCGGAACGATGAAGGCGATCGTCGACAAGATGCGCGTCGGCCTGATCAAGTGGCGCAATCCCGACCAGGTCAAACAGGCAACCGCGGCGATCGCCCAACTGGCCGGCGCGCGCCATGCTGGAGCGCCGCCCAACGAGACGCCGGGATCGGCCGCATGAGCGAAGTTTCCGACGACGATCTCAAACTGGCGATTGACCGCATTGCGCGCACGCCAGACGGCGTGACCCTCTACCTCTATTTGCAGAAGGCGCTCTGCGGCGTCATCAGCGATGGATCGGACAGATCATTGCAATCCGACCACGGTCGCCGCAGTTTCGCGCGTGATCTAATGGCTCTGATGGCCGAGGGAATTGCTCTAAGTGACCGAAGTCGCCCCGTCACCTTCCGCCTCGCCAGCGCCGACCCCCGCCACGCCCGTCGCGTCCCCGGCGCCCGTCTCGTCAGCCGCGACGCCTACGTCCCCGGCTTCTCCGACCCCGACCGCGACCCCGACGCCGACCCCCGCCCCGACTCCGGCCGCTCAGAGTAACGAGCGGCCGGCTTATATCCCCGAGGCGTATTGGGACGCGAGCGCCGGCAAGGTCAAGGACGCTGAGTTCGCCGCTCACTTCAACGAGCTTCAAACCCGCGTCGCCGCCGACGAATCGCGCCGGCTGACGCTCCCGGCCAAGCCGGAAGACTACAAGATCGAACTGCCGAAGGATTTCACGCTGCCGCAAGGCGTCGAGTTCAAGATCGACGTCGACAATCCGTTGTGGGCGCAAGGCCAGCAATGGGCGCAGAAGAACGGCCTGACCCAGGAAGCCTTCCAGGAAGCCATTGCGCTTGTCGCCGGCGACCGCGTCGGCACCGCCGCGCAGATCGACCAGGCGCGCAAAGCCGAGATCGGCAAGCTGGGCGCCAACGGCCAGGCGCGCGTCACCGCGATCCAGACATGGGCGCAGGGCCTGCTCGGCCAGGAGTCCGGCGGCCGCTTCGTCTCGCGCCTGTTCACCGCGGCCGACGTCCAGATGGCGGAATCGCTGATCGCCAAGTTCACCGGCTCCGGCACCTTCAAGAGCGGCGGCCGCGAGCCGCCGGAAGCGCCGGGCAAGCTGTCAGACGCCGACTACAACAAACTCTCGATGCCGGATCGTCTCGACTACGCCCGCCGCATGACCGCGGCGGCGCAGGGCAAGAAGGTCGCCTGACATGACCGTTTTCGTCGCCACCTTCGTCGACCAGACCTTCGACAAGAAGTCGGCTGAGGTCGCCTATATCTCCAAGATGTTGCGCAAGATGGCCGACGACGTCCAGCGAAGCCAGGGGACGGTCAGCGCGGCGACCTACGTCAAGGACGTCAATCAGGCTGGCGTGGCGAACACCAACGTTGCGCAATGGACCTACACGGCAAGCGC